TAAAAATCAAAACCCAGATGATTTAATAATTAAACCATAAAAAAAAGGGAGCGTTGCTCCCTTTATTATTTTAGGTAAAAACCTAATGGTCTATATTTTAAATGTTTATTTAAGTTTTCAGATTCATTAGCTGCTCTTTCAATTTGTTTTGATGTTGACAGTCTTTCTAATCTAGTATCTAAACGTTCAAGTATTGCCTTTCTTTCTTCATTACCTTCTGAAAGTAATGAGTCAAAGTCCATAGTTCTTTCTGCTTCAGGTGGACCTACAATACCTCCAAATTTACCTCTAGTTCTACCTAAAGCTCTTTTTGATTCAGCCACAAATAATTGTCTTATTAGTACTTTAGTAGGTTCATTAAATTTAGAGAAGTCTAATTTAGCTAACGGGACTTCATTCGGTAACTTTATTATATCAGAGTTTTCATCTCTACAGTTTTCAACATTATCACTATTAGTGTCATAATAATGATACCATACTTGGCAACCATTTAATCCTACCGAACTTCCAGCCCCACCTATACCGTGACCAAAACTTAATTTAGAACCTGGCACACTTAATAAGTGTAGAATTCTTGTACCATCTGGTCCAGCAGTTAATTTATATACTAACTCACTTCTTAGTATTCTATTTTTTAAATTTAAATCTGATGCGGTAAGTAATATGTCATAGGCTGGTGATATGTAATATCCACCGTTACCACCTAGGCCGTAACCGCCTCCACCGCTACTACCCATTTGTCCAAACCCACCAGCAAATCCGTAGTCTATACCTCCGTAATTTGCAAATAGAGCCATGTTTGTAGTTGGTGGTGTAATCCACAGAACTTCATTTACTTCTCTACCTGCTGGTATTATATAGTTTTGTCTTCCAGCTTCTAGGTCTATGTAGTCTTTTTTAAGTTCCCATGGACCTCTGGCTTGTAGACCAACTTGTTTAGAATAGGCGTATGTGTATTGCGTCATAAAGTCAAAATCTCTAACACTTAACGCAAAAGCCATGTCTGTCGTATCAACACTCTTACCTAGTAATGATTGCCATTGATGTTCTATAAGCCACTCGCCAACATATTGTGAATAGTCTTCTATTGCTATACCTAGAAGTGTACACAACATGTCGTCAGTTAACTCTATTTGTCTTAGTGGGGCACCTAGAGAGACTCTCAACTGTTCGTATATTCTAGTTTTGTCTTCGTTATTAACACTCATAATATCTATTTATTAATAAATATCTGAGAAAATAGTAATCTTATTCATTAAGAAATTTATTTGTTAGTTGAAGAGCTTCGTTTATTGTTTTAAAGCTGTTTTCTGGTGCTAGAATAGTTTTATTAACTAAAATAATAGGTACGCTATCAGTTTTACCTATTTCCATAATTCTTTCAAATTCTTTTTTATTTTCAGAATCTTCAATATCAATGTAAGTAAATTCTATATTACTATTTTCGTATAATTTTTTTAATTCTTGGCAGTAAGGACATTCATCATATCCGTATAGTCTAACTCTTTTCATAATCGTTTAGTATTTCTTCAAGCATTACTTCAATTGCAGCTTCTTCGTTGATTTCTTGCTCACCCATTATAATATCTATCACTTTTTTCTTTCTATGAAGTGTTTGCCACATCGTAATAGATACAGTGTCTTCAAACAATTGATAGTATACCGTTACATTGTTTTTTTGTCCTAATCTATAAGCTCTATCTTCGGCTTGTTCATTATTTCCTGGAACCCAATCAAAAGAATTAAATACAACATAAGTTGCTTTAGTTAAGGTGATACCAACACCAGCTGACATAATGTTACCAATAAATACTTCGACTTTATCATTTGTTTGAAACTTATCTATAGATTTTTGTTTATTTTTATCATTCATTTCTCCAAAATGAAAAACACATCTATTTCCAAAGTGACTTACAAGTGCTTGTAGTTCTTCAGTATAATTAGTAAAGATTATAGCTTTGTTACCTTGTTCTATCATATCTTCTACTAACTCTATAGTATGAGGTATAGATTGCATTGCGATATACTTTCTAAGAAGACCTAATTCAACAAGCGCCCTTTCTGGTTCACCACTTTTTTTCTTTCTTTTTCTTTCAACAAGATATTCTTCCCAAAGGTCTTCATACTCAGACCATTGCTTAGTGGTTAGTTTACGATAAGCTGGTATTATGGTTTTTTCTGGCATATCACCAATTTCTGATTTAAGCCTCCTTAAGTATACATTTTTGCTTTTAAGAGCTAACTCTTCTAAATTTGTAGCTCCGTTAGTGAGCCATACTTTCTTTCTATATCCGTTTTTTAAAGTTGTGGTTATTTGTTTACCATCACAGTACCTTAGTACGTAATGTTTCCAATTGTCAGCTATAGGAGAGCCGATTAGTTTTAAAAGGTTGTAATAGTCCATAGGTCTATTAGCTACTGGTGTACCACTTAGTAACCAAACTTTCTTTTTACCGTAGTTGGTACACACGTCTTTCATTATACTACCACGGTTACTCTTATGGTTTTTTAATTTATGAGCTTCGTCAATAATAATTAAATCAAAATTAGAATTAACTAGATGTTGATTATCCCAACAAATGTCTTCTTCTTTTATCTTATCACCTGGAACCATATGAAAGTTTTTCAGGATGTCAAAATTTATAATAGTAAATTTAGCGTTGTTATCCCATTTTTTACCAGATATAATTGTTGAATCATCACACCCGAAGTAACTTATTTCTCTTTGCCAGTTAATTTTAACCGCTGTAGGACATACGATAAGTATTTTCTTAGCACCAGATTCTAATGCTGATATAACTGACTGTATAGTCTTTCCAGCACCCATATCGTCAGCTAATAAGCAGCCCTCTCTAGATAATAGAAATTTAATTCCAGTTTTTTGTATATCATATAATTTTCTACCTACGGTTCCGTCGGGTAGTACCATTGTGTCAATACTTTCATAGTGTTTGAAATCGACATCAACCTCTTTTTCTTCAAATAAAAAATCATCAATTAGTTGTGACTTTGGTATAAAGTACATTTGTCCATTTTTTTGATTTCTTTTTACTTTACCAAATATGTGATATGTCTTGTCGTTGTCAGCTAATAGATAGTCTATTAATATTTTTTCTGGTACAAATGTTAGGTTTTCAGATTTTTTTAATTCATTACCTAGATATTCTGTAATGTTTACAATTTTGTTAATTAACTTAGGTTTGAATTCGTGATTATTAACAATGTAGCTAGCTTGGTTATTGGTCAGACTTATTTTACCGTTTTTTTCTAGTTTATTTTTTAAATTTTTAATGTAAGGGTTCTTTCCGTTATACTCTCTTAGTATTGAAATTGAACTCACACTATTTATATTACTTAAATCCATCCTTTAAATTATTAAAAGCCTTATAGTCTTAATATAGGTAATTTTCAATAAAAAATCAAGTCTTTTATAATTATTACTTATTTTCAAATATTTATCTAAAAAGATATGTCAACACCAAGAAAAATTCCTATAAACCGAGTAAACAAGTTTTTTTCTAATGAAGATTTTGATTTGGATATATCAATGGGTAGGGAAGCTATCGAAGGTGACGGTAATTTTACTGTTATATTATATAGAGTTGATAGAGAAAATACATCTTCTGATGATTTATACGGTGAGGCACCTAAAGATGGTGTTAAATTTTTCCCACCAGTGGAATTAAAAGTAATACCAAATCTTGAAGAGGCTGAAAATAAAACTTATAATAATAGTGCTGGTAGTCTCAGGTATTTACAGGACGGTAATTTAACATTTGGGATATATACTTCTCAATTAGCTGAGCTTGACGCCGAGTTGAGTTACGGTGATTATATAGGTTACCCAGTTAGTGAAACTGAAGTTAGATATTTTTCTGTAACAAATGACGGTATTAAGAATTACGATAATAAACATACAATAATGGGGTATAAAGGCGCTTACAGAACTATTAAGTGTGCTCCCGTTGATGAGCAAGAATTTAGAGGATTATAATTAGATGGCATTACCTAAAGGATTTAGAAAAAATATAAGAATAGTAAAACCTAAAACTGGTTTAGCTAGAAGAGAGCAACTTATTGATGATTTCAGTAAGGGTGGGACTTTTTTACCTAGAGGTGTTATGTACGAAGATATGGATAAATCATTCATAGAATTTGTAGATAAAGATTTAACTCTTACGGTTGACGGTGAAAAAGTACAGGTTATATTTTTAACTCTTCAGAGGTGGTCAGAATTTAGTAAAACTTGGCAACATTCTGATAAATATAAAAATATTAAAATGCCTTTTATTACAATAGTTAGGCAACCAAATCCACAGGTTGGTAATAACCAATCTGGTTTATATAATATACCAGGTAGGAATTGTTGGACATACTATAAGGTTCCAACCTTTGAAGGTGGTAGAAAAGGTATAGACGTGTATAAGGTTCCTCAACCAACATCTGTTGATATAACTTATGAAGTTAGAATCTTTTCAAATAAAATGAGGGATTTAAATAAGTTTAATGTTAAAGTATTAAAAGCTTTTAATTCTATTCAATATTATATTAGAGTTAAAGGTCATCCAATGCCTTTATTATTAAATAATGTTGGAGATGAAAGTAATATTGATGATTTTGAAAATAGAAGGTTTTATGTTCAACCATTTGAAATTGTATTAGAAGGGTTTATTATTGATGAGGATGATTTTACTGTTGTTCCAGCAATAAA